TAAGGGGGGTAAAACGAAATGTGTAAAGACCTACTGGTAGGGAAAATGACCATACAATAAGAATATCAATAAGTTAGACGGGTGAAGAGTAGGAGAAGTGTGCAAAACGAAAAGTGACACAGCCTTTACACTGGGCTTACATCGGCGGCCTATTTTGAACGGTTTTTAAACGGTTGCTTTACATTGGGGGGTACACTGGATTAATATAGGACCCGTACGGGCGCAAACGGGGCGCACAGGGATGTTTGATTGGCTCGGACGGGTGTTTGCTTGCCGGAGTGGTAAAGAGGCTTTAAACGGCCTCTTTTCTTTTATCCGGTTTCGATTATGATCGTGAGAAATATTTCTTTGATTATTCCAAATAATTATTATTTGGTATCTTTGCGAGAAAGAAAATACCAAATGAGTTATGACGAAGGTTATCCATGTACATTTGATCTATGAGAAGAAGAACTATTATTTCGGCAGTCTTTCAGCCATCTTTGACGTGTTGACGGAGGCAGAAGTAGGTATTACCAAAAGCAGCCTTCTACACGCCGGGATGATCGATGGAAGCTGCAAAATAACGAAACGGGCAATGATTATCCAGTCGCACCTGATAAGAAGCGGTAAGTAGTTGTTTTATTAGTATTTAAGCCGTATTTAAACGGCTTCCCTTATGATAGCGGGTTTCCTACCGATTTGAACGGTCGGAAATACCGCTTTTTTGGTGTTGGGGATGCGATTGGGGATGCATTTGGAGGCGCATTTTTACTAAAACAAAAACGAAATGTATTATAAGGGGATGCGTTTGGGGATGCAAAACTATATGTTTTTGTGGTACATTTACCTATATATAATACTTCGTTGTGGTTCTAATACGGGGTTTTTGCGCATATTGAGTAGTATAAAATCATAAGTTTTTTATTATTGCAGCCTATATAATAAGGCGTAAATATCTAAATATCAAAATAATCTATGCATACTTCCCAAAACTGCAAACACTTTTCGTATCATATTGATAGGAATCTCCTGTTCTCCATATTCAGGACTCTTATTTGTGGGTATTAAACGAACAAAGCCTTTTCTTTCTGACATGCGTATTCGTTTAACTGTTCTGTAATTGTCTGTTATAATTCCATAGATTTCACCGTATGGCAAATACTCAATCGGGTCAGTCATTTCTTTCAGAGCAATAAAATCACCATTATTTAATTCTGGTTCCATTGAGTGACCAGTGATATTACACCAAACAACGCCTTCTTTATTGTATGGTGGGAAATTGATGTAATAATCAGGGTTATTGGTTTGATCATTTAGTACTAAATCAAAGCCACCAATGAAATCTACATTATAATAAGGTGCTCCTTTATATTCATAGTTTACTTCGGGTAATTCATTTTTTTCTATATCTTCTTTATTATCAATCAATTCTAATCCATTATTTTTTAACATTGAACCTCTACCAGTAAGAAGCCAATCTGAATTAAGATCAGGAAATGCGTAGAGTATTTTCTCACATTTGTCAGAGCCTATATTCTCACCCTTATCTAATGCTCCATTAGATAATCCAGATTGTTGGTAAAATCTGTATTTGCTAATACCTTTATTTTCAATGTATTGCCGTATTCTTTGAACTGTGCCCATAATTTTATTAGTAAATTTACTCGCAAAATATTTTGTTATTAGAAGATTTACTATTAATATTGCAGTGTATTTAAAATATAAACACGCCTCAAAGATATGAAAAGGCGGCCATATAAACGAATATTAGAAGTAAAACTTAAAAATGACAAAGGATATGAATGACGAGATTCAAGAATGGCAGACACAAAGCGTGAAGCACAAAGTCGCTTACGTGTTGATGATGGACGGTATCAGTTTCAGATACACTGAAGAGACCGGGATTGTGTTTTCCGCTCCCGATTTTTATGTAAAGAATCTTATCCGGCGCTTGATGAGTTGCTACGGCGTGAGTTTGAAACCGATTATAAACGAATATAAATAAGAAACGATGAAGGCAAAAGTGATTATCGCTCAGGCGACGGCAGAAACAGTAGGATTTCTTTACGAACTGGTTAAGGGAATGGCAGAGAAAACAGCTATCAAGTCTTATCCGAGCGTGGACTGTCAAGCCGTGTTCTTTCCGGTGGATAAACATGACCTGTCTTTTGTGAAGCGGGTATTGGTAGATAGGAGCTTTTCTTTTAGAGTGGAAAATGCTGAGTAACAACAATAACAGATTAAGATAGATATAGAAATGAAGAGACGAATCATAGTAGAATATGGAGAGGTAAAGCGGATCGCTTTGCTGATGAATTGCACGCCGGAAATGGTATCATACAGCCTGGCATACCGGAAGAACACCCGGCTGGCGCAGGCGATCCGGAAAATGGCTTTGATGCGTGGCGGAGTTGAAGTGGGTGACGAACCGATAAACGATATGAACCATGGGAACGATATGGCAGGAGTTGTTCAAGAGTGAGCTGGCGTGGTGGAAGTCGCTCACCGCAAAACAAAAGTTTTATGCTGGGTATTTTCTTTTCAGCTTCACCCTGCTACTTGGAATGGCAGAAGAAAATCCCTTATGGCTGGTTATGCTGGTCGTGCTGAACTTCGGCAATTCCGCACGGCTGTTAAAACGAGTGCCGACAAATAAATTAGAGGAGGATTAAATTATGGCAACAAAGAAAGTATATGACGCCTGCTGCAGGGCGATGAAAAAAGGCAGACACATGGCATGTTCAAGCACCAATCCTGAATTTCATAGAATTGTGCGCCCGCCTTTAAAAGAGTTATTTGGGCACAAATGTTTGGTTAGCGAGACAGAGTTTATGCGATGCTGCGAACGCGAAAAGCGATGCCACCTTAACGAGGACAGCATCTTGCGTGTGATGTATTTGGAACGTAGAATATAATGATGCCATACTTTCATTATCATGGAGATAAACTTCAGAGAAATTTTTAATGCCAACACTTCCACCGAAAGACTTAATGCTTTGGACAAGTTCTTTCGCGTCTGTTTCAGCTATGCCGGCACGATCTCCAATAAATATTCGATAGAATGTATAGGTTGCCGTTCCGGGTTCTTTTCTCAATTTCTCTGTTATAGGATCTTCAATTCTATTCATAACTAACATTTTTCTGCAAATGTAAACAAAATAACCGAGTGATGGAATATTTTGAAAACGAACTATGTGTAACCTACGAGGAGCTTACCTCCGGCGATGATCCTGTTATAAAGTATAACACTTTGAAAAGTAATATCGCAAGAGGCAACATCCGAACTGCTCATCGTGGCGGTGGCGAAGGTTCCTACGCATTGATAATCTATTCCTCGCTCCGTGAAAAATACAAGATCCGTTTCGTTGCGAAATACGGCGATCCGACAGAATTATTAAAACAACAGCGTATGATAGACAGGGTAAAGATAGACGACAAAGCCCGTACATTTTTCGAGGATCATCGCTATGAAATGAACGGCGTGGAAACCAGCCTTAGCGACAAGCTGAAAGCGGAATACACGCTGAACGCCTCGGTCCTTAACGCGCTTGTCATTGATTTGGAGATAAAGATGCGAGATCGCAAGATGTACGGCAACAGCCTGAGCACCGTATGGGAAAATGTGGCAGCCACCAGCGAGAACCTGCGCGAGATATACCACCACACCCTGCCGGAAAACCTCGCCCGGCTGAAAGAGAAAATCAGCCGGTACAAAAAGGAAAGTTATGCTTCCCTTATTTCCGGAAAGGTCGGCAATAAAAGCACCGTCAAGATTACCCCGGAGATGGGCCGCCAACTGATCGCCCTGCGCCGGAGCCGGGTCCCAGTCTATAACTATGCGCAAATATTTGATGAAATAAACCGCATCGCGCTGGAAAAGGACTGGAAACCGCTCAAAAGCAAGCGGAGCATGGTGCAATGGTTCGAACGTCCGGAAATTGAGCAGCTTTGGTATGACGCTGTATTCGGCGAAATGGCCGCCCACCAGCGTTACGGCAGGAAGCACAAGACGAAACTACCCGACCGGCGCGACACCCTCTGGTACGGCGACGGTACGAAACTGAACTTGTATTACAGGGACGAGGACGGAAAGGTACGCACCACGATGGTGTACGAAGTGGTCGATGCGTACAGCGAGGTTCTTCTGGGTTACTATATCAGCGATCACGAGAATTTCGAGGCGCAATACAACGCCTACCGCATGGCCATCCAGGTGAGCGGGCACAAGCCTTTCGAGATTGTGCACGACAACCAGGGCGGACACAAGAAACTGAACCGGAAGGAAGGGGACGAAAAGGAAGGCTTTTTCGACAGGATATGCCATATCCACCGTCCGACAGCCCCGTACAGCGGGCAATCCAAGACGATTGAAAACATATTCAGCCGGTTCCAGCAGCAGGAACTGCATAAGGACTGGCGGTTTACCGGTATGAACATCACGGCGGTGAGAGCCGAAAGCCGTCCGAACCTTGAGTTTGTTGACGAAAACGACGACCAGCTTTTCACCCTGGACGAACTGAAAGCCCACTACGCTGAAGCACGCAAGGCTTGGAACGAGGCCAAGCACCCGGCGACCGGGATTCCCCGCATTGAGATGTACGAAAAAAGCGTGAACGAGGAAACCGACGTGGTAACGGTGCACGACATGGTGGACATCTTCTGGATCTGGACAAAACGCCCGGCCACTTTCACCGATCAAGGCATACAGATAACCATCGGCAAGCTGAAAAAGACCTACGAGGTATTTGCAGTCCCCGGAGAGCCTGACCATGAGTGGCGGCGGAAAAACACGTACCGCAAGTTCCATGTCAAGTACGACCCGAACGACCTCCGGAGTATCCGCCTGTATTGGAGGGACAATGCCGGGCAGCTCCGGTTCGAACGGGTGGCGGAACCTTACATGGTTATTCACCGTGCCATTCAGGACCAAGCGGAAGGTGAGGCCGAATTTATCCGGCAGGAACAGGAGGCGAATATCCGCGACCGTATCGAACGCCAGGTGATAGCCAAAGAAATAGAATGGGCTTACGGCGTGGCTCCCGAACAGAAAGGACTGAGTACCCCGAAACTGAAAGGCGTGACCAAAGAGGTGCAGCGTGAAATCGACCGCAGGACCGGACGGTACAGCTGCGACCCGGAAGAAATCCGGCTGGGTAGGAGCACCAAGAAAGCCAGCCTCCTTACCTGGGATCAGCTGACGGAAAACAAGATTGTGGATACCCGCAAGGTGGCAGGTAAATTATAAATAGAAAACAATAACGATAAAAATAATTGAAATGGAGCCATTAAGTACCAAAGAAAAGGACGCTATCCGCGAGGCACTCCGGATATACGTCGCCAAATACCCGAGCCAGAACAAGGCAGCGGGCAGCTTAAAGAACACCAGTGTCGGGACGATCAGCAGTATCATGAACGGCAAGTATGAGAATATCTCGGACGATATGTTCCGCAAGATCGCCTCGCAGGTAGGCGGCGGAAAGGCCGAAACCGGCTGGCAGATCGTGGAAACGTCCGCCTATCAGGAAATAAGCTATGTGCTGGATGACGCCCAGCGCTGGCGCAACGTGACGTGGGTGGTCGGCGAGGCCGGATGCGGAAAGACGACGACGGCGCGCCTTTACACGGAAGAGCACAAGGAGGTTTTCTACATCCTTTGCTCCGAGGACATGAAGAAGGGTGACTTCGTGCGTGAGATCGCCCAAAAGGTCGGGATCAAGACGGACGGGCACAATATCCGTGAGATCTGGGGCCTGATCCTGGACGACGTGATACAGATGGACGCTCCGCTTTTGATCTTCGACGAGGCGGACAAGCTGACCGAGCCGGTGTTCCATTACTTCATTAGCATGTACAACAAGCTGGAGGATAAAAGCGGAATCGTTTTCCTTTCCACCGACTACATCAAGAAGCGCATCAGCCTCGGTTTGCGCCATCAGAAACCCGGATATAAGGAGTTTTTCAGCCGCATGGGGCGTAAATACTTCGAACTGGAGGAAACGACCGCCGGCGATGTCTACTCCATCTGCGTGGCCAACGGCGTGCAGGACAAGAAGAAGATCGAGGAGGTGATCCGGGATGCCGAGCCGTGCGACTTCGACCTTCGCCGCGTGAAGAAGGCAATCCACCGAGCCAAACGGATGGGTGAGTAAAACAGCGTTTTAATAACATTCAAACACCGTTCAAAAGATATGAAACGAGCATTGAGCGTCCGGGATATACTGGACAAAAAATATAATACTTTCCCCTTCGAGGGAAAATGGAAGGAGGCGTTCGGAACACCGGAGCGTGTCGGCGTGTGGTTTATCTGGGGAAACAGCGGTAACGGTAAGACGTCGTTCGTCATGCAACTGTGCAAGGAGCTTTGCAAGTATGACCGTGTGGTTTACAACAGCCTGGAAGAGGGCGCGTGCCTGACGGTACAGAACAACCTGAAGATGCACGGCATGTCGGAAGTAAGCCGCCGGCTGGCTTTCATACAGGAGGACATGGAAGCGTTAAAAGCCCGCTTACGTCGCCACAAGAGTTATAACATCGTGGTGGTTGACAGTTTCCAGTACACCCGCATGAGTTACCGTGACTACATCGCGCTGAAAGAGGCTTTCCCCGGCAAGCTGTTCATCTTCATCAGCCATGCCAAAGGCAAGAACCCGAAAGGTGACGCGGCCGAAAGCGTGATGTATGATGCCACGCTGAAAATATGGGTCGAGGGAGGAAAGGCTTTCAGCAAGGGACGGTTTATCGGTGAGACCGGCGAGTATGTCGCCTACCCGAGGCTGGCCGAGGAGTATTGGAGTGACAATGGGATAAAAGCGGTGGGCCATGAATAAGAAAAAGGTTTACCAGTTAGGTATGGAGCCGCAATACGCCGCCCATGTGATCTTGCTCTGGAACGAAGGCGAATACCCCTGCGACATCCGGATACGGCGTGCCAAGACCGCCGGTCTGATAGTTGTCGAGGTCGAGGAACTGGAACTGGCTAATAAAATCGTGAACGCCACCCGTTGCAAGGTGGCGATAAAGGAAGTCGAACAACATAAATAACAGGATCATGGATGAAGTGATAGAAGCAATCGTAAACGACGCGGTGGAAAGAGCAACGGCCTTTTCCCCCGGCGACCAATCATTCATTTACAGTGAAGTATCAGACCGCCTGTCGGATTTATCGCATACGGCGCTGATGACCGAGTACGGATTTAAAGAGGAGGATTTCGAATGAGCAGGAACTACGCACGTTTTTATATCCTCTTGAACCGTCTGCCCACGGAGGATAAGGGCGAGTTGAAAGCCTCGCTGGTCAGTCAATACACCGGAGGACGAACCGAATCGCTCCGGGAAATGACCGTTAACGAGTACGATGCCATGTGCGAGGACATGCAGCGTATGGATGAGAATTACAAGGCGCGGGAAATCTACCGTGAGCAGCTACGGCAGAAACGCTCCACGGTGCTGAGGTTGATGCAAAAGCGGGGCATTGACACGACCGACTGGAACCGGGTGGACGCCTACTGCCAGAATCCCCGGATCGCGGGCAAAAGGTTCTCCCGGCTGACGACCGAGGAACTGGATACGGTGGCCATCAAACTCCGGATCATCCAAAGGAAAGACAGGGAAAAGAACACGGATTATTCACAACTAAATTAATTAAAGCTATGACAGAAGAAAGAAAAGCCGTTGAAATGACGGACGA